CAGATTAACAGTGTAAAGGCTATTTCTGCCGCATTACAGACAGATCTGCATGATTTGCGGATGGATCTTAATCAAGACACTGCAGAATTAAACAATGCAATAGAGGTTAAATCAGATAAAATTAATGCTAACATAGACAAACAGGAAACACGTTTAGAGAAACAAGATAAACGTAATCGTGAAAATATAGAAGATGTTCGTGACGTAATTAATACGTTTGAACTTAGATTTGAGTCTACTATTAGTTCTTTTGAAACTAGAATTGACAAAAAAATGACAAAACTAGACGATAAACTTGACACATTAGAAGAAGGGCTAGATAAAAAGATAGAGAAAGCCCTTATAAATCCATTGTTAGGGAAATAATAATGACTAAAAAACTTCAAGAAAAAAGTAAATATGCTGTAGCAGACGCTGATGGAGATGGGGTTGTGACAGACGAAGAGATGGACCGTCACGCCACTTGGATTCGACTTGAAAACGAAGACAAGCAAGCGGATACACAACGAATGATGGCTATAGTATCTATGATTGTCTCTATTGTAGGCGTAGCATTATTGTTACTCCCAATAGTTGCTCTTGATAGAATGGAAGCAATATCTTCAGTATTATCTACGTTTTTAATTGCTAATACGGGTATAGTTGCAGCCTACATCACAGGGTCTGCACTATCTAAAACAAAAATGAAGTAGGAGATTAATATGTTTGGAATGATAAGCAGTATTTTAGGTCCTGTTGGTAATTTAGCGTCAAGCTATATGGAAAATAAAACTGAAGCGCAAAGAGGAAAGACAGCGATTGCCAAAGCTAAAGCAGAAGCTGAAGCCAAGGTTATGGTAAGTGCCGCTACAAGTACAGCCGAATGGGAAAAGATAATGGCTAAAGGAAGCCAAGACTCATGGAAGGACGAATGGCTAACAATTTTATTTAGTATTCCACTTTGTCTTGCATTTTGTGGGGATTTTGGACGGACCATAGTGGCACAAGGTTTTTCAGCTCTTGAAGTTATGCCAAATTGGTATCAATACACACTTGGAGTTATTGTTTCTGCCAGCTTCGGAGTCAGGTCTGCAACTAAGTTCTTTGGAGGCAAAAAATGAACAAGAATTATGACCACTGCCTAGAGATGTTGTTAGAACATGAAGGTGGTTTTGTGAATCATCCAGACGATCCTGGGGGAATAACGAATTTAGGCGTTACAAAACGTGTTTATGAGGACTGGGTCGAACGTGAAGTGTCTGAACAAGAGATGCGTGATCTTACCACAGAAGATGTTGCGCCAATATATAAGAAAAACTACTGGGATAGGGGCCGTTGTGATGATTTACCCAGCGGTGTTGACTGGTGCGTGTTTGATTGGGGTGTTAACAGTGGAATGAGTAGATCAGCTAAAGCGTTACAACGAATTATTGGTGTAGAAGCTGATGGTGGTATTGGTCCTATGACGTTACAGGCAGTTGCAAATTTTGAACCTGAAGAAATTATCCTAAAGATGCACACTCAAAGAAAACATTTTTATGAAGGTCTAAGTACGTTTGGAGCGTTTGGTAGGGGTTGGACACGACGCAATGATGAAACAAAAGAAACTGCATTAGAAATGATGGATTAGTTATGGCGCTTAGAAAAGTAGTACTAAAACCTGGGGTTAACCGTGAGAATACTCGATATGCTTCTGAAAACGGGTGGTATGAGTGTAATAATGTACGGTTTCGTCAAGGCACACCCGAAAAAATTGGTGGCTGGACACGTATAAATACAGCGACATTTGAAGGTGTTAGCCGTTCTTTGTGGAATTGGATTACTTTAAGCGGTCAAAATCTAATAGGTGTAGCTACTAATCTTAAATTTTACATAGAAAACGGTGGTGGTTATAATGATATAACGCCTGTGCGAACTACAACTTCTGCTGGTGCTATAACTTTTAGTGCTTCTTCCACTACACTAAGTGCCGCTGTGACATCTACAAGTGCCACTACCATCGCTATAACAGACGCAACTGGTTTCCCATTATCAGGGGTGATACTTGTGGGTAGTGAAGCAATATCATACACAGGTGTTACTGATAACACGTTAACAGGTTGTACTAGGGGGGCTTCGTACCTTGTATCTGATGTAGCTACAAGCACTACAGCAGCTACACATAGTTCAGGTGCGGCAGTAACGTGTTTTACTATCCTTGTTACTCATAGCAGTCATGGAGCTATAGTTAATGATTTTGTCACGTACAGTGATACAACAGCGCTAGGGGGTAACTTTACTACTGATATTTTAAACTTAGAATATAAAATCCAATCTGTTGAAACTGATAGTACATATACAATATTGGCAAAAAGTTTTAGCAACGCCACTTTAAAGTTTACAAATGTTGCGTCCACTAGTTCCGATTCAGGAAACGGCGGTAGTTCTACGGTTGGAGTATATCAAATAAACACAGGTGTTACTTCTGCCACATCTTTTGAAGGTTGGGGCGCAAGTGGCTGGGGTTCTGGGCCATTTAACACAGGAGAAACAAGTGTTGAAGAGTTACGAGTATGGTCACAACAAAACTTTGGAGAAGATTTAATATTTGGGTATCGTAACGGACCTATTTACTATTGGGACGCAACAAACGCTTTATCCACTCGCGCTGTAGAGTTAGCTACCTTATCAGGCGCATCTGCTGTACCAACGATACAGAACTTTATACTTGTATCAGATATTAATCGGTTTGTGTTTTGTTTTGGTACAACCCCTATAGGCTCTGCAAATAAAGACCCTATGATTATTCGTTGGTCTGACCAAGAAGACGCTACAAATTGGACTCCTGCAGCTACAAATCAAGCAGGTAGTCTGCGGTTATCTCGTGGTACTGAGATCGTAGCCGCTGCTCAAGCTCGACAAGAAGTGCTTGTTTGGACAGATTCATCTCTATACTCGTTACAGTATGTTGGCGCAGGTTCTGGAGTGTGGGCAGCACAGCTTGTTGGTGAGCAAATATCTATAGCATCTCAAAACAGCGTTGCTTATGCAAGTGGGGTCTCTTACTGGATGGGTAAAGATAAGTTCTATAAATATGATGGTTCTACTCAACCACTGCAATGTGATCTACGTAAATACGTGTTTACAGACTTTAATACAGAGCAGTATAACCAGGTGTTTGGTGGTAGTAACGAAGCATTTAATGAAGTGTGGTGGTTCTATTGTTCTAGTAGCGCTACTGATAATGATAGATACGTAGTTTATAATTACCTAGAAGACATTTGGTATTATGGTTCTATGGCACGTTCTGCATGGTTAGATTCTGGACTTAGGGCTTTCCCATTAGCAGCTACGTTTAACTCTGTACTTGTAAACCACGAAGAAGGTGTTGACGACAATGAAACAGCTACAACAGCCGCTATTTCTGCATTTATTACATCTGCAGACTTTGATTTAGAGGACGGAGACAGGTATATGTTGATGTCTCGTGTGTTACCTGATGTATCGTTTGAAGGGTCTACAGCATCAAATCCTGCTATAACAATGTCTTTCTTCCCACTAACGTCTTCTGGTTCTGGGTATAACGACCCTACATCTGAAAGCGGAGTAAGTACAGGGACAGCCACACGTAGCGCTACTTCTCCTGTTGAAGTGTACACAAGCCAAATACATACACGAGTACGAGGACGACAAGTATCTATGAAGATAGAATCTAGCGCTGAAGGTGTTCAATGGCAATCAGGTGCTCCACGAATTGACCTTAGACCAGATGGGAGACGCTAATGCCTGACCAATATACTGTAGAATTTCGTGCTCCTGCGCTACCTTATGCTCCTACTGAGTATGATGCAGCGGCGTTTAATACGCTTAATAACATACTGAGACTATATTTTAACCAACTAGATAACGCATTAAGAGATACTAGCCTTGCGGATAAGTCTGATGCAGTAGGGTGGTTTATAAGCTAATGGCAAATACTTACGTAAATGCAAAACAAGATTTAACATCTACGAGCGCTACAACTTTATATACTTGTGCTACATCCACTACAGCTATAGTAAAGTCTATATTAGTTTCTGAAGATTCTGGTAATGCCGATACTATAACTTTAACTTTAACTAATGGGAGTGATGTGTATAGTATATGTAAAACCAAGTCCATTGGGGCTAATGGTACAACAGAACTACTAACTGCACCTCTTGTAGTGCAAGCGTCTGAAATATTAAAAGTCACCGCCGCAACAGCAAATAGATTACATGTAATTGCTAGTATACTTGAAATAACTTAGGGTTTGTTATGGGAGTCGTAAATAGTAAAGAAAAAGCATTGCCCCCTGCAGCGGTTATAGCTATGGCATTAGAAAATGTGGGTACAGGAGATATGTCTGTAGAAACAGCGATGATGACTATTGTCAAAGAAACTGAAACCGCAGACGTAGTACAGATAGGTAATACTGTGTTTATTGGTCATTTTGGTAAAGGCGATAACAAAAATAGTGTTGTAGGTCGCCCGTTAAATGCGGATGTAGGGCGTAATTATGTACGTAATATATTAAAATATGCAGGATATTTGCAGAAACGTGGCGTAACTGACTACATTACTCAAATTGAAGGTGATGTAATGCTGCCTGCCATGAGAGCGTTAAAGAAAGTGTTTGATAAAACTGATTCTATATTTGAACTAGAACCCGCAGAAGACGATCATCACGTATTGTTTATAGAATTAGGCAAAGAACCGTTGGATAAAGGGTTATAGTATGAGCGGTGCAGCAAGAGCAATTAAAAAACCTTTAAAGAAAGTTGAAAAAAAACTTAAAAAGGAGATATTAGATCCCGTAATTAATACTGTTGAGGGCGTTGCAAAAGCGATGAAAGACGACCCCCTAACAGCTATAGCTACTATAGGGGCTACTATGATCCCAGGAGGGACAGCGTTTATACCTCTTATAAGCGGCGCTTCAACCATTGCTAAAGGCGGTGATCTTGGTGATGTAGCAAAAAGTATAGCCATATCTGCTATTGCCCCTGCTGCTGTAGGTAAAGTTTCAGCGGTAGTTTCTAACACAGTAACAAATCTAGGTGTTAGCGCTGGTGCATCTACTGCTGTTGGTAATATAGTAGGTAAAACTGTAGTATCTGCTGCTACGGGAGCTGATTTAAAAACTGCATTAATAGGCGGTGTAAGTGGGGAAATTGCTAAAACATCAACTAAATATTTAAAGGAAGCTGTCCCTAACTTTGACAAACTTTCAGAAAGTCAACAAAATTCTGTTAATAAAGCTGTAACGACGTTTATTGAATCAGGAGGGAACGTTAATGAAGGTATATTAGCAGGTGTAGCTAACTCTCTGACTGACAATATAAATGCTCTAAGCCCTAAAACTGCACAGTTTAACGAAGCTATTATTGATGCAACTACAGCAGGATTGCAAGGACAAGATGCTGGCGCTGCCTTTATAGGTAGTTTAAACCGTCAAGGCGCTGCAACACTAGGCGACAAAGTAAAAACGTATTTTGAAACTCCACCTTATGATGCAAGTTTTGATCCTGAAGAAGCTATGGGAAAAAAAACTGTACCACTTACTGAAGCCGAAAAGGCAGATATAGAAAGAAGAACTGTTTATACAGGTTCTACAGGCGCTAGTTATGATGCAAGTTTTGATCCTGAAGAAGCTATGGGAGAAAAAACTGTACCGCTTACTGAAGCCGAAAAGGCAGATATAGAAAGTAGAACTGTTTATGTAGGGGAAGGCGGTTCTAGCATAGCTGATGAACTAGCAGAAGCAGAAAGTGGTAATAAAGATAGCGCTGTAAACACGTTAGGGTATCAAGGACGACTTCAATTTGGTACAGATCGCTTAAAAGATTTTACAGAGGCAACGGGCAAAAGCACAGAAGATTTTGTAAATAACTCTGAGTTACAAAGAGAAGTAGAAGAATGGCACGTGAAAGACATTGAGAATTACATTGTAAACAATAATCTAGCTAGGTTTTACGGAAAAGAAATTGACGGTGTAGTTGTTGATAAAGATGCTATTATTGCTATGTCACATCTGGGAGGTAAGTACGGAGCAAGGCAATTCCTTGAAACTGATGGTGAATATGATCCTAGCGATGCTTACGGCACTGCGTTATCTGACTACGGCAAAAAGTTTTCTAAAGCAGAAGTAGAACTTACTGACACCCAAAAAGCACTTCGTGGGGGAGTTGAATCAGTTGTTGATGACGCAGCGTTCACACCTTTTGAAGTAGCAGGAGATTTAACTGACGCACAAATTAGAGAACTTATTAAAGAACAAAAATATTCAGAACTACCACTTGACGCATTAGAACAATTATCTTTAGACGGTGATGGGGTAGCTTCTGAAGAACTAATTAGACGTACTAATGAAGAAAACGTACAAGATTTAGCTGCATTTGAAGATGCAGAGTCGCTAGAAGATTTACAAACTACTGCAGAACCTGTAGCCGCACCTACTACAGAACGATTAGAAGAAAACATCCCTTTAACAGCCGAACAAGAACTTGAAACGATTGGTGTAAGCCCTGACGCTGATATACTAATGGGTAGAGATACGTTTGCGTTTGAAGATGAGATGGACGTAAATGAACTTGGGTATGATACTAGCAGACTAGATGATCCTGTAACATATGCTCTAGGAGACACAATAGCAGGGGCAA